GGAAGAAGGGTCCGCTCTGATGTTTGGCTCGTTGGAAGTTCATCGGCGCACGATGAAGTCCAGAGTGCGGAAGACATTCATCCATGACGAAATCCTCGCTCTGCCTTTTCCTACGCCTTTTGTGTCTCAACACGGTCCCCCTGTTATGCGGGGGTGGGCCCCAAAGAGACAAGCACTGAAGGAAATTCTTGAAGACAAACCAGCTATTCCGGCTCATATTTTGAGATCTGCTGTAGACAGCTTTGTCCGCGACATTTTGGCAGCTCTTCCACCATCTGAGTTAGATTTGCTAGAAGTTTACATGAACCCAGTGGTGGTTAATGGCCATGCGGACGTTACGTATGTTGACGGCATCAAGAGGTCAACGTCAGCAGGCTTCCCGTTTTATCATACGAAGAAATTGCTGCTACACGAAGTGGAACCGACATCATATGCTCCTAATCCCGTGGATTTCGATGAAGAAATCTGGGATAGAGTTCGAATAATGGAACAGCTGTGCTGCTCCAATCAACGAACAGGAGCAGTATTCACGGCTCAACTTAAAGATGAACCAGTATCACAGAAGAAAATTGACGAGAAGAAAACTAGAGTTTTCTCTGCGGCTCCTGTAGATTTGTTACTTTTGATGAGGAAGTTTACACTTTCGTTTATCAGGGTCTTGCAAAGAAACAGGTACACTTTTGAGTCTGGGCCTGGCACTATTGTGCAATCCACAGAGTGGGGCGCTCTTCATGAATATTTGACAGCTTTTGGAGATAACCGCATTATTGCGGGTGATTATGCCGCTTTTGACAAATCTATGCCAGCTGAGTTTATTTTAGCGGCCTTTGAGATTATTAGGCGCGTATGTGAGGCTGGACCCAACTATCCTCGAGAGGGACTGCAGGTCATTGACAGCTTGGCGCATGATATCGCTTTCCCGTACACTGATTTCTTTGGTGATTTGACAATGTTTATAGGGTCAAACCCCAGTGGGCATCCGCTCACAGCCATTGTAAATGGACTAGTGAATTCACTGTATATGAGATGTGCATATTATATGCTAAATCCTGCCAAAGAGGTCAAATCCTTTAAAAACAGCGTTCATTTGTTCACATATGGTGATGACAACATTATGGGAGTGTCGCGAGAGACCCCATGGTTCAATCACACGTCCATTGCTGAGTGCTTTGCGCGGTTCGGCATTACATACACAATGGCTGATAAAGAAGCCGCGAGTGTCCCTTTCATTTCCATTTCGGATGCGACTTTTCTTAAAAGAGGGTTTCGTTATGATCATGATATCAGAGCTTGGGTGGCTCCTTTGGAGTTCAAATCTTTGTGTAAAACCCTGTTGTGGCATGTTCACAAACCGGCTAATTCGAAAGGTTATTTGGCTTTGGAATCGATACGCAATGTTATGCGCGAGTTCTTCTTTTAC